ATAACCCCCACCTGCTAATGTAATAGCACCATCATCGTAGTCGGGGGGAGCGAAAGATTTAGTTTTCTTTCTTTCTTCTTCACCCGAAAGTAATGATGGTGCCGCTTTACCTTTTCTACTAATGGAAAATCCAAAAATATCAATTGCCATAATATAAAATCCTTATTGTTTTAAGTAAGTGCGTCTTATAAGTTGCTTAGAATACCAGAAATTGCCTTTGCTATAACATTTCCCCCACCCACACCGAATGCGGTGTTTGAAGTCCAATATGAATATTGCATTGTTATTGTAAACTCTGCTAGTGAATCTGTTGTTTCGTGATTTAAATCAACCGCAGCGATTTCACTTGGCCAGCAACCTATAAAGTTATATCCCTTTATTCTATCACCATTTCTGTCAAGTGAATATACTTGCCAATCTTGATAAATTTCTCCACCTATTGGTGTGTGATTTTCGGATACATTTGTTTCGTGTGAATTCATTCTTGAACTCCACTCTTCAAACTTATCTCGTAGTTGATACTCTCCGTCTGCAAGAACTGTGATTGTCCATTCTGCGAATGTTCTGTCGCCTGGAACTTTAACTTTTCTTCCACGCCAAGGAACTTCAATTATACCAATTGTTGAGGCAGGAAGTTGCGCGGCTTTGACTAAAAATGGTACTTTTTCATCATTGCCAAATCCTGGAAAACTCCCATTCACTTCAAAAAGGTGTGGTCTAACGCCACCTTTGAGAAACTGTCCAGCGAAATTTGAAATATTATTACTTGCCATTTGTTTTTAACTCCTTTGGTAGATATGTTGTTTTCTACTTCTATTTATACTTAATTTGTTAAATTTATCCACCAACTTCACTAAAATCTACACCTGTTTTTGTTGCAATGAAATTCAACTGAATGAAGTTGATTGACCTTGCTGGCTTAATGTAAATATCTCCAACAAATTCGTTTCTGTCGATTACTTCACCAGTGTTATTGGTTTCGTCACACACAACCTTGAAGTCATAAATACCTCTTCGTGACATAATTGTACGAAGGAAGGGTATTACCATATTTCTAAATTGTGCCCTTGTGAACTCATCGTTGAATTCAAAGAGTAGATATTTTGAAGCGGTTGCAATTGCTTTTTCAAGAACAATGAAGAGTCGTCTTACATTGATTCTATCGAATGCACTTGGTTTTGCTTGCATTGTTTTATCTCCGAACAATACTGTACCTTCACCGGGGAAGGAAACTACTGGATTGACTCCTGCTTTGTAAAGTTCATCACGGTGTGCTTTTCGTGGTTCGAATGCTAACTTAACAACTCCACGAATTTGACCCCTATTGAATCCTGCGGGTGAGAACCACGCTTCTTGTTCAACTTCTGTTCTTGCACAAAGTCCTGCAATATCACCGTTAAGTGGTACATATCGGAGAACATCATTGTAACGGTCGAGCATTACCTTGAATCCACTATCGAGTACTGCATATGAACTGCTCTTGTTTAGAGTATTGTTTCTCCAATCTCTAACAGTTGTTGCGGCTTCACCTGCTGTTTTGTTTTGAACTAATCCAGCGGGAACTGAACTTGATTCGACTGGAGAAAGGAATGCAATGCAATCCTTACGCTTATCGCACATATCAATGAGTATTTTTTGTGCGGTTGCGTCTGATACTCCACCCAATATCAGAGAAACATCGACAGTTTCTGCATCTTCAAATTCTAAGAATGAAGTTACAAGGTCGGCATTGGAGAGGTCTGTGCCTCCCTTTGTATAGTCGTCTGCACTAACACCACCAGACATTCCCATGTATGCTACACGATGACCTACTGGTCTGGAGAATCCACCACTGTGTCCAGTCATTTTTCGGGTGAGGTCTGTGAATGTTGATGATACATCTCCAGTAACAACACCTGCGATTGTCGCTGGCGCCCAAACATACTTAGACCTATCGTTGATTACATCTTTGTAAAAGTTTGGACGACCATCAAAACCTCTTGCGTTTGTTGCTTTTGATACACCTTCAAATACTTCTAGAACTTCTCCTTCAGTTCCTGTCCATTCACCAAGCATATCAATAACTGCTATATTCATTTCATCGTTTGTTCCACCTGCACCGGCACATTGCGCGCTTGTTGCAGGAGCAGATTGGAATGAACTTGCATATCTATTTTCTATTTCAAATGTTGTTCCGCTTGCTCTTGCAGAGTATAGACCTGGTGAGAATTTGAGTTCACTAGTCGAAATGGATGGCTGACCACTCAAACATACACCTTGTAAGTTTTCGGTGATAGTATGCACATCTCCGTTCGAGAAGATAATTTTATCTCCTTTCATGAAGTCCAAAGGTGCTAGCGTTCCACTACTGAAACCACCAGAGATGGAAGTTTCACCAAGAGCGAGTCCTGCGGAAAGACCAAGACACATAGCGTGTCCTGCTCCACCACCTGTTCTGCCGTTGTCGTCAAAAACAACTACTGCAATACTGTTTCCAGGCGAACCGGGATATTTTGCAACAAATTCAGCAGAACGAAGTGCATTAGCACCTGTTGCGGCATCAAATTGTTTTCTATTTTTAATCATAGTACCAGCAGAATTACCGTGACTTGCGGCGTTGGCTGCTTGTGAACCCACTGAACGAATAACCGTTAGATTATTTCCATAACCCAAGAAGTTTGCGGCAGTGAACCACCAGTTATATGTTGCATCGTTTGGGTCACCAAATACTTGACGAAGATTGTTTTCGCTATCAATGAGAGTTCGTTCATCGACTGGACCCCATTGAAAACCACCCGCCATTCCTGCATTTGTTGTTGCAACTGCGGGAACAATTGTTGTCAAATCTATTTCTGTGACATTTACTCCTGGACTAACTTGAAATCCCATTGTATTTCTCCTTTGTAATTTCTTTCATAAATACGGCATTCTGCCATTATGTTATACTGTTGTATTCAAGAGTATTTATACTTTTTCGTATTTTACCAATCTGCTTTTGTCCATACAGTTCCTTCGGAATCAATTTCAAAATCTTGCTCACTTCCATCATCAATGAATCCAAATGGCGTCATTTCTTCTTCCATTTGTTTAATTTTGTCCCCATATAAATCTTCTCGTATATTCATATCCATCATTTCTGTAAAATATGGCTGTGTTGTCATCCATGCAAACATTACCAATCCCATTACCAAATCGTCATTGTGTCCATCGTCTGCTTCAAATGATTGTCTTTTAGCAACAAATGATGTTAATTCGTTGATTGTGTTGAAATCTTCTATAATTAGTTTGTCTTCTTCAATCAAACCTTTTAGTGTTGCACATCCAATTCTTTTGGTTACAACTGTTGTTCTAATTCCCAACTGGCTTCCACCCTTACCAAACCCCCCATCAAGAACCTGTCCCTTTCTTCCTTTCACAGAAGATTGAAGAATATTATCATATTCCAAATCACTATGAAGAATATCTGCAACCTGTCCACCAATATCATTAATTTCTACTAAAACATATGCATTGTTATATTGTTTCCCAACCGCATTAACTGCATTTGGATACATCATCGGTGCAATTGTATTATTTCTATAAGTGGCAACTAATTTATATGGAGTAGTGGTCATATCAATAACTACAAATGCACTATAGTCCTTTCCCTGTCCTCTTGCTGTATCCACACATATACAGTATGTGTTGTCTTTCTTTGGTTCTTCATAGACACATAATCCCTCATCATTTTTTATCGTTGGAGTTTTATATGCCAAACATTTTAATTTATGTGAGGATATTAGTGTAGCACTAGAACCAATAAAGTCACATTCAAATTCAGTAAGAAATTGCTCTTCGGATGTATTTGCAATTGTTTGCTTTTTCCATTTCTCATCTCTGCCTGGTACTTGACTCCAATGAACTTCGATTGGTACATATTCATTTCGTCCTTCCTGTGCATCCATCCAAAAACGATAAAACATATTCAATCCTTTTGGTGTAGAAACCATAAGAACCTTTGTTGTTTGACCAGACGAGATAGTTGGATAAAC